GTAAGGTTACATTTACTATGGATAATACAATGAATAGGGCGCATGTAAATGTATTTAATGCGAATAGATTAATACAGTCATGTATAATTGATAATGTGCCTATTCACATACCATTTAGAATTGGCTTTGTAAAATCACCCTATGTAATGGAGGCATATTTGAACGGATTTTTGGTACAGACTGTACAATTACAAGGTGAGCAAATTGATCCTATTATGGGGGATAAAATATATGCGCCTCAAAATATAAAATATACGCCTGTAGCAACACCTGCGGCAGCACCAGCAGCTGCACCAGCAGCAAATACACCACCCGCAACTACAGCACCTCCAGTAACACCTGTTGTTCTATCAACTGGAATTCAAGTTATGAACTTGAGATTGTTCCCCTATGCGGCGACACCTAATGAGATGCAGGCGCGCATGAGTGATTTGACCCAGATAAGGAAATTTAATCCTAAAAATACGCCTACTTCTACACTTAATGAAGTAAGCGATTGGTGGAGTTCATTATGGTAATTTTTAAAAGGCTAAAATTATTTACTTTGTTTAAAAAATAAAGTAAATACCAAGGGCTAATAGATGCGGTTATACTGGTTCCTAGCAGCAATTGTAATTTTAACATATTGTGTCTACGTTGGTGTAGGTATGTATACCTTACCAACCCCCCCTAATAGACTAGGATCTGAAAAGGTATCTTTATCTAAAGTATCACAGGTTGGAACAAATTTAGATTTGACAAATAACTGGATAAATTCTCCCGCATCAACACTATTTTTCTATATTTCACCAACTATTAAGGATCGTACGTCAATATCAGGTAATGAATATGCTACGGCAATGAATATCGGCAACTCACAGGTCTTGAAGATTTTAGTTGCACCCGACGCAGGTCGCTCACAAATGATGGCACCTGCTATTTTAGAAGTTAATGTGAATGGTCAAAGCCACCCCGATCTCATAGACATCGATACGATACAACTTCAATCGTGGAACTGTATTGCCATTGTTAAACAGGGCCGCCTATTTAATATTTATGTGAATGGAGTTTTATCTGTAACTCACACCTGTACGGCAATGCCTCTTTACGATTCAACCCAACCGCTAAGAGTTGGAAATCCTCGTCTAGGAGGTACCGTTGCGCTTATCAGTGTAGCGCCATATGCAATGCAAGTCAATGATGTACAATATATGATGAGAGAAACCAGTGATATGGATAACAAGCCGTTTTTATCAAGTGAACTACCGTCTCTTCCTGATTTTTCAATGAATGGGTTCTCAGGATTATATTCCATGTTTATGTGTCCCGGTGGTAATTGCAATTCATCTAAGAAAATGCCACCCCCAATGTATCAATGGACTTCTAATTACAGTTAATTACATTTTGGTAATCAACAAAACCATAAAAGTCAAGCATACTAGGTTTGACTTTTATGGTTGGTTCTACGCATAAATTAAATATTAAGAGCTAGTATTAGAATTATATGGATAGTGGAGGCATGGTTTTCAAAGTGGCTATATTTGCCTTGATAGGTCTTTCCCTATACTACTTCTACAAGTGGCTGAATGGCAGTGGTGAACTGACTGATGTGATTGTTTACACAAGTGTATCAGATCCTTTACCAGGTATGGCTACAAAGCCCTACGTGATTGCACCTGAAAATAGTGATATTCCAGCACTATTTACTGGTGGCGAATATTCTGTAAGCACCTGGATTTATATTACCAGTTGGGAGGTGAATAAGGGTTTTAATAAGCCCTTCTTGACTCTGAGTGGCGGCGGCGGCGATTTCAAGACTCTGGTGTTATATCTGGGTCAGAACATTCCTAAGCTCAGTATTCGCACGAGTACATCTGATGGCGCTGCCGGTTCAAGTGGGGTCAGCCTTACAACTACAGAATTAGGAAAGATCAGACCCACTGATGGCAATGGATTTGGCACAACTCCTTACACTGATGCAGGTGGCGACTTCAAGATATGCGACGTTGAGTCAGTTGATATACAGCGCTGGGTGAACATTACGGTTGTTTTGACTGGTCGTACTCAGGATGTCTATGTTGATGGAAAGATGTCTCGTAGTTGTGTACTGCCTAGCATGTTCATGGTCGACGGTGACAGCCCCCAGATCATTCTTGGAGGCCCCTACGGATTCGGAGGTTTAATCGGAACTACCAGGGCTGCAAACTTTGCCTATTCTCCGGATCAGGTCTACAAGAACTACCAGAACGGCCCTATGGATACTTCTATATGGTCAAAGATCAAGGGACTATTCGACCCGAGCCAGTATACCTCAAGTGGCAAGGCAAAGAGTAGCAATGTCGCATAAATATGGGAAAGCTAATCATACTAAGTAAGCTTTTAAAGAGCATAATAATAAAGTATCTGTTCATACTTTATTGTTTTTCTAACCTTTTTCTAAAAACTGCTTGTAGTAAGAGAATGGAAGGACAGGCATCGAATTCATCTGGCGGTGGTTCTGACCCGATAAGAGAGATTCTCACAGGTCTAGCAATCGTGCTGCTATTTTATGTGGGAATGGGACTGACTGAGTATTTATACAAGTCATTCAATTCCATGTGGCAGAAGCGTGTAGAGCTATTCCCTGGCACATATACTGCAGGGGCAAAGATGTTTACTGCTCTACAAAATCCCTCAAACCCCAAATCTCAGACGGTGTATTTCTCAGATAATGAACGTTCCGGCATAGAGTTCAGTTATTCCATGTTTATCAATATTAATAGTGCTACATTTGCCAGTGGCGAGGCAAAGCTGTATCACATCCTCCACAAGGGATACAGTCAACCATACCCGTTACTTGGACCCGGCATCTTCTGCTGGGGACACAAGAATAGTATCCGTATCTACATGAACTCCTATGATTCTTGGAATAATTACACTGATCTGGATAATATTCCCGTAGATAAGTGGTTCCATTTAGTTATTTCTTGTAAGCGTAATGTCATGTATATATATATCAACGGCAGCTTAAAACAGAAGATAACACTTTCCAACTCAACTTCTAATTTAGTACCTCCCTACCAGAACTATGGTAACGTCTATTTATTTAGCAGCAGAAAGTTGACGATACAGCCTACAAATGTGACATCACTGAATAGTGACCCTGATTTTTCCAATCAGGTACTATCATCTCTCACGTTTGACGGTACGGCGATGGGTATGGTAAGCTCAGTGTTTTATTTCAGCTATGCTCTATCCTACAGTGAAATTAACTCACTGATGAACGTTGGACCTTCTCAAATCCTAGTAGCCGATAATGTGCAGAGTATGACACCTTACTTGGCTGACACTTGGTGGACAACCAATGCCACTCGTCTATCTTAATTCATCCGGCATAATCTCGTGGCGGTCTAAATGTTATCTCATCTTGTTTCACACTAGCAAGAAGAGTTACCATGGCAGGTGGCGGTTTATACATTTTAGTTGCCTACGGCTCCCAGAATGTTATTCTCAGCGGAAACCCTGATTTCACGTATTTCTATACGGTTATGAAAAAATATAGTCATTTTGCGTTTGAATCGGTGACTATTCCTATGGATGGTCCTCAAGAATTATTCTTTAATCAGCCAATTCAATTAACTGCAAAAATACAGCGTGTAGGGGATCTTCTGACAGACCTATATTTTACCTTTTCTTTGCCAGATATCTATAGCAAGTATACTACTATTTCAGGTCGGTCGCAGTTTGAGTTCCAGTGGGTCAGATATATTGGCGCCCAGATTATTCAGAATGCAGTATTTTTAGTAGGCGGCACTCAGGTTCAGCAGTTTGACAGTGACTATATCATTGCCACAGCATTGACTGATCAAGATGAGACTGAATTTAACAAGTGGCGGGCTCTGATTGGCGATGTGCCAGAAGTATATGATCCGGCGAATGGATCTTATGCTGGTATTGTTGGTAGCGGTACACATCGTACAGCTGGTCTTTATCCTAACGTATATCCTGATCCTAGTGTAACTGGTCCGCAAAATAACTTTCCGTCTATTCCTGGGCGTGATATAACTATACCTCTATCATTCTGGTTTACAAAGAATCCAAATCTAGCTCTGCCTCTTATTGCATTACAATATCATGAATGCATGGTACAGCTGACCCTTAGACCTATTCAAGATCTTTATACGATTCTAGACCCCGCTGGCTACAGAGTACGCCCCGAAGTATCCGTTGCCTCTACGATAGCCAATATTGAATCTGGTAATATATCGTATACTACGAATACTGAGGCTGGAGTCTATATCCGCCAATACTTAACTGATGCAGGTTATGCTGTGCCTACACTGAATACATGGCCTCTCAATCCGAGACTACAGGCTACCCAGGTTTTCTTAACGGATGATGAGCGCCAGACATTTGCAACGAAGCCGCTGAATTATATTGTGAGACAGGTTACTCAATATGCCTTTCCTGGTGTGAATTCCAGACAGCTATTTGAGCTATTTACACACAATCCTGTGCCGCGACTAATTATATTACCCAGGCGCAGTGATTCGACGCAATACTTGAACCAATGGACCAATTACACGAACTGGTGGCTGTATCCGAATGCACCCTTTGTTCCAACGGCGACACCGATACCGTCTCAGCTAGGTTCATCTGGTCTGAATGGTGTAGGGATCCAGCAAGATATCATCAGACAGATGCGTGTCTTATGTGACGGTAATGAAATTCAAGAGGCTAAACCATTCCAGTATTTCAATCAACTCTCCTCCTGGAGATACGCCACGGGCGTATTTCCACCAGGGTTGGGCATTTACAGTTTTGCCTTAGATACATCCAACTGGATACGGCCGAGTGGATCCTTGAACACGAGCCGCGTGAAGAAGTTTCAGATAGATATTGATGTGTGGCCGTTGAGCGTAGGGTCAATGTATCTGTATAATCATGTGATCTATGTGGAGAGCTTGAACTTCTTTGTGATAGAAGGTGGTATGGGTGGAATGAAGTATGCGACGTAATAGTTTTCATCTATTCTTTTAAATATCTCTCTTCTTTTTTGTAATACGTCTATCAGCAAGACGAATCTCTGGAAATCCAGATTTTCGTGTTGGGTTTGATTTAACAAATTGAGGATATTTTTTCAAAAGGGCTTTGACAGCCACATGCTGATGTTTAAGACGATTCCGGGTTTGCATACCTCCAGGCTCCTTATAGTACGCAGTCTTAGGAGATACAAAATTTAGGCGTACAACTGAACCATCTTTAATAAAGAACTTTATAGTGCGTTCATAGTCCTCTTTTTCACTACGATCCAATTTCACTTCCGATCCAGGATTAAAACATCCCCAAAAGCTTCCAATTATAAATTTAAGATCAGTACTTACGCTCGGCTTCATAAAGAATCCATTGGCACTTGGGTAGACTCCCCAGAATCTACAGTCAGCCTTTTTACATTCTGAGAATCCTCGCTTGATGATTTCTTTTAGACTCCGGAGTGGTTGTTCATGTCGTTTTGTAGAGGGAGTATATTCAATGAATGATCTTATATCATCATCACAGCATACTAATGGAGCGCCCTTTGGAAAATGATCAAAAATCCAATTTCTCACTTGTGCTAAACCAGGTACACCTACCAAGATCTTACCGTAAGTCTTAGGATCTAGGACCGCCTCATACGCAGCTTGCTGTTCTTTATCAGCAACTACGACAAAGATCTGATCCTTTGGTATCTTATAATGATGCAGTACGGCAAGAGTCTTATCACGACACCCTTCAGGCCTTTTATATGATGGAATTACAATGGAATAGTCCATCCTAGTTTAGCGCGATATAATTAAATAAAATGGATTTTTAGTTATTAGTAGATGGGTAATACATTGACCCTAGCAGTTAATAAAGTTCAATATCAACTTGACGCATATTTAAAAGATCCTGAAGCAGAAAATCACGCAAAACAGCTTGCAGCACAAAAGGTTCAAGACGAAGCTAAAGAAAAACGGAAGGCCTTAGTTTCTAAATCTAAAAGCGAATTAGACGAAAAAAGCAAGGCAGCTAAGGCAGAGGCAGAAGATTTAGCAAAAAGAAGTTCATTTAGTCCTCCTCAAACAATCGCAGCGAAGATTTCAAAGGGTATTTTATCTACCTTTATCAGTTTGATATTTATAGCGTTTATTATGTATGCTGGAAAAATAGAGGCAAATAAGGCAATAGGGTATAGTGTGCCAATGAGAATAGTGAGCTTTATTTATGGGGCACTCTTTTTCTTTATAGTAATTCCCAAATCATTATATGAAATTTTTTGGTTGAAAATGGCCATTCCTGACTATGCACCTTTACCAATCTGGAATTATGTTCCAGATGGATGGGCTGAACAGCTTTTCTTTGGCGCATTTTCGTATGTTGAAGATGCAAATAGTAAGGTTGCACGTGAACGAGTTGCGCAACTCTATAGCGATGGATTTTCAGGTAAAATTAGCACGCCTGTAGCTGCAGCCAAATCAACCGCTCCCACGGGTCCTACAGGTCCTAGTCCTATCGCTATATCTAAACCGCCAAGTAGCCCCGTCGCTTCGTCGACTGGGCCTACCGCAAAGTAGTATTAAGACAGACCTAAAGGTCCAAGCCGATATTCAGATAGAATGCTCCCCCTTGTAAGTATTGTAACGCCGACCTATAATCGCCGACGTTTCATTCCTTCTCTCATTAAGATCGTACAGCAACAGACCTATCCCAGGGATCGTCTTGAGTGGATTATTTATGATGATGGCCAGGAGCCAATCGGTGATCTTATTGATGCAGCCAGAGCTGACTTACCGACAACTAGGTATATTTTCACCGAGGATAAAATGACCCTCGGTGAAAAACGTAATAAGTTGAATGAACTGGCCCAGGGGGAGATCATAGTGGCCATGGATGATGATGATTTCTATTTTCCAGAGCGAGTTTCTGCTGCAGTTGATGCACTGCAGAATGCGCCTGCGGTAGATCTCGCAGGATCCAGCAAGGTCTTCATGTATTTTACAGATACTAAGGAAATCTATGAAATTGGCCCCTACTTTCCAAAACATGCGACGAATGGTACCATGGCCTGGAGAAAACGATATGCGATGAGCAGGCGCTATGATGAGACTGTCGCTTTTGCTGAGGAGAAGTCATTCTTGGAGGACTATAAGAATATGTTAGTTCAACTGAATCCGTGGAAGGTCATGTTAGTAATGAGCCACACGGATAATACATTTGATAAGACACAGCTACGTAATAAGGAGAATCCTTTATTTAAGAAGACAAACTTGAAACTAAGGGAGTTTATTAAGGATAAGGAGCTGAGGGAGTTTTTTGGTGGGCTATAATATAATAAGGCCTAAACATTTAACCGGTCTGCCTAATTAGATTAACTCATCTTCAGATGTCTAGAGATGATTCGGTTAATAGGATGATAGATATATATGAACAGCCAATTCTCAATGGGACTACTGAACTGTCAGAATTAGCACTTCAGCCGCCCCATATTAAGATTCCTCTACGACCTCATCAGCTTGCAATGATTAATGCGATGGAACAAAAGGAGAATGCCTCTAAGGCAGGATTTACTATAAACGGTGAAACTCATTATAGTCAGTTTTCTATACTCGGTGACAAGGTAGGATCTGGTAAGACTCTAATGCTCCTTGGCTATCTATCATCTATTAAAAATCTAGTACGCCAAAACAGCTTCTGCCGAATTCATGAGAACTCTAGAACCACATTCTGGAGTAAGAAGCCAATCCATGTGAGTGAGTGTTCTGGCAATAATCTGATTATCGTACCGCATACACTGTTTCACCAGTGGAAGCACGCAATTCAACAGCAGACTACTCTGAGTTTCTTAGAAGTTAAGACCTTAAAAGCATTTGAGAAACCTGACTTTCTGGAGAATATACGTACTCGCGATATTACTCTCATGTCTAATACAATCATAAAGCAATTTATGTCTGTACAAGAACGTAATTCAATCCAGTGGTCCCGTATTATCTTTGACGAGGTAGACAGTATTCATTTTACCTCTACTGTTCCCATGCCCCAGGCCAACTTCTACTGGCTAATCACTGCCACGTGGCCAAATTTCATCTTTCAGGGCCTCTATATGTTTATGTCAGAATCATATCTAGCTAGACGTGTAACAACTGGTCTGAGTCCAGAGTTGGTCAGCATGCTACAGCAAGATCAGGTTACAAATGGTAATAACTATTATTCACGATATGATATAAAGAGTGCGCCGTTTTTCTCACATTTTCTAAATAAGCATCCTAGCAGAGGAAATATTATTTTGAGAACGAGTGATGCCTTCATGCAGCAGAGTTGGAATGCACCACCCATCATAGAGTCTAGAATTCTTTGCGAGACTCCTGTACAGCACCGAATTATCTCACAGTTTGTGAATGCAGAGATCCAGGAGCTACTGCATGCAGGAGATGTACGGGGCGCCTTAGAGAAGTTAGGTGTAAATAATTCCAGCCAGTCATCTCTAATCAATGCATTGACTGATACACGTGAAAAGGAGCTGGATCGCCTGGAGAAGACTCTGATATTTAAGGAGTCTCTCGAGTATGCGACTCCACAGGCGAAGGAGCAAGCTATCACATCTCTAAAGGTAAAAATCAGTTCATTAAAGGAGCAGATTAATTCATTAAAGGAGCGCATCTTACATGTGAAGGATGAGATTTGCGCAATCTGTTATGAAGCTCCTAGAACACCTACATTAGTCATGTGCTGTTCACGTCTTTTTTGCGGAGAGTGTATTATTAATTGTATGCAGAGAAACTCAAACTGCCCCTTGTGTAGAACCGCGCTAACCTTTCAGAAGTTGCGTCAGATTGATATGGAACAGAGAGAAGTACCTACTGCTCAGGTAGCACCAACACCCGTTCTATTGACTAAGAAGGCTGCATTGCTAAAGCTCATAACTGAGACAAAGGGTAAGTTTCTTATATTTAACAGGTATGATAACCCATTCTTAGAGATAGAAGGTATTCTCTTAGAAAAAGGATGCCGTGTAGCGTCAGTAAGAGGAAATAAGGACCATATTTCTAGTATCTTAAAACAGTTTGAAAAGGGGGATATTCAAGTACTTCTTATGAATAGCACGGAGGCTGGAGCGGGCATTGATCTGAAGTCTGCGACTCATATTGTCTTGATGCACGCTATGAGGAGAGAGGAGGAGAAACAGATTGTGGGACGTGCAATACGCCTTGGTCGTACTGAACCTCTGAATCTCGTTAGACTTTTACATGATACTGAGCAGTAGATAGCAAAAAGTTGAATCTACATATTTGTATGGGTATAGTATACCCAAACAAACATGGACTTTGATTTGGACCCCTTTAAGAATACATCCGAGTTAGATGTTCAGAAGAGCAAGATTGATATCAGGTTTCAGAAAATGGGCCCTAGAAGTATCACGCTGATTGAGGGACTTGACGACGACTTGGATCTGAGGCGTATTTCAAAGGCAATGAAGAAGCAGTTTAACTGTGCAGCATCTATTCACAAGGATAAGGATGAGAAGGAGATTATTAAGCTCCAGGGAGATCATCGTCAGTCAGTCCGTGATTGGATCATTTCGCAGGGCATTCTCACTGAGACTGAGGCAGATCAGCGTATCATGATGCACGGAAATTAGTTATATACGCATAAGACTTTAGGAATACTCATAGACTCTATTTTTTTCGCTTGACCGGCTGGAAATTTGACCTGCTTTGTTTCAACATGGATCTTCAGAACTGCAGGAATTTCTTCAATAGATGTGTCATGTTCATCTGAGAATTGGATCATCTGTTTCCAAGTATTGTAGAGTGATGACTGGCGTGTCAGAATCTGAGTAAACTGCAGGTTAGACACGGGTGGTACTTCTCTGATTGGATATTCTGATAGAAGTGCATTGGTGATTTTTAATTTCATCTGAAAGCTTGGCCTCAGAAGATTCCAATTCTGATAGAAAAATGCCCAGTAGTCAGCTTTGTCACTTAAGTCAAACAGTTTAATGAACTCCTTATAGTGTGTCCATGCATCCTCAATTCCATTGAGCCGTTTATGTATATTTTCATGTACACAGAGACCCGAGAGATTTCCGAGATTATTCTCAACTTCGGGAATAATAAGCGGATCCCACACTTCATATAGGCAAGAATGACTAAACTTGAGAATATCTGTACTAGGTTCCTCTACCTCGGCATCTGCCTCAATAGAGTCCACTGTTAATTCAGGCACTACATTTGCAATATCATTCTGAATCTGAGAGATGACCACTGAGTTGCGACCATCTAGTGATCTTAAGATTACTCGTAAATCTGAAGTTGCAAAAACTTCTGGCTTCAGCTTATCTCCTAACCATTTCTGAACTGTTGTACCGGGAAATTCCATAGGCATATATGTGCTCAGACGTACGATGTGTTGATAAGATCTACCCTTGATCTCATTGCAAATCAGAACTAGAGGGTGTGTTGTCTGTCCGGGCTTCCATGAGCGCATATAGTCAAGGAGCTCATTAAGGCCACCCTTCTCACCGATACTGAGACCATCGATCTCGTCAAGTAAGACTGACAACTTATTTGACCCGTCTTGGGGTGACATGATTTCAAGGACCGATTTCTGTGTCAGCAAAGGAATAATCTGTTTTTTAAAGGCCTGACCAGACCTAGTATGGCTGGCATTGAGTTCGACGATCTTGTACGATTCAGATTTTAGAACTTCTCTAGCTAGGGTGGTCTTACCAATACCAGGTGGACCTACTAAGAGAAAGGCTGCAGTTGTAGGAGATTTCAACCATCGTCTGAGCGCAGATTCGACACTCGGATGAAGATTGCTATATGCCATTATTTAGAACCGATATTAAACCTTTAGGTATATGCGCTGCATGAATTGCTATCAGCTTCAGCAGCTGCCACACTATTTGCAATTCCAGTACAATTATCTCCGTCAAATACACCCTCCCAAGTGATACCCAGAGTCCTGCATTTGGTACATATTGCCTTTATTACGGAGGGACTCGTTGCATTTGCAACATCCACTGATGTAAATGGGAAAACATATGCTCCGCTTGTGCTTGAAAGTGTTGCTATATTTGATTCTCCTGTTAAACGTAATTGTCCGTTCTTAGATACTCCCAACATATCGATACATCCTGGGTTTTTATCGCCGGGTAGTGATTCAATATAGGTTAGGTAATCCGGACATGTATTTAAAGTCGGAGGCCACGTTGAAGAGACTGGTGCGCTATTGCCGAACCACCGATAATAATAGAAGACTAGAGTCATAATAGATCCTATACCGTAAATAACTGCAGTAGGTGTACCCATAGAAAACAGCTTTGTTACACCCATTGAAACTACCGTGATGGAAAATAGAATATACAAGACAAGGTACCAATTTACTAACGATAAGTCCACGCCGAGAAATATAAAGGGTGGGGCCATACTATCTATTATTACAAGAATAATCAATTTAGAATCACTTTGATCCTAAATTGATAATATGAATGTATGTGAATTGTTTCAGTAAACATTTTACAGTAAACCGGGGTAGTAGGCCACGGGGGCAAAGGTGCCAGGGAGGCCACCGTTGGCCAGGCCGCTGCCCAGCTCAATGTAGCCAGTCAGGTAGTCCACCACGGGGTTGGTGGAGCCGACAGGGCCACCGACACCGCCGGTGGACACCGTGGAGGTCAGGAGCTGCACCTTGCGGAACACGCGGCCGGCAGACACCACGGACTTGCCCATGTCACGGAGCACACCACCAGCGGCAATGGAGCTGATCGTAGACGTGTATTTGCTGGGAGTGGTACCACTCTGAGCCCATGCAGCCGCGGCGAAGCTGCCAACCTGGTAAGAACCACCCGCACCACCAGCTGCCGTGAACGCGAGAACGGCATTACCTACGTTACCCAGAGGAACGAAAAAACCACCAGCAGACTGCTTGAAACCTGCACGCATAGGACCAACAGAGGACATTGCTTATACCTCCGGCTTAGAAATTATTTTTGGATATGGGATATTTTTTAGGCTTTTGCCCGTAGGAGAACTTGGTATTAAAAAAATGCTACAAACAGAATGGACTTCCAGCCTGGCTTTGTTTTACCTAATACTAACCCTCTGCCGGTGGGAGGAATGAATGGACGAGTTAATTTATCCGCGCCATCCAGTGCCGGTGGTCCTATAGGGGAGAATGTCCCTGGCTTTTCATACAGAACAACTGCTGAGAAGTCTTTTGCAACAGATGCACTACGTGGTAACTGGGAAGTCACCGAGTTAGCGAAGGCGTATTTCAGTACTGATAACGCCCGTGTTATCCAGAATGGGATCCGTAAGGCCGTATATGAGAAGTCTGGATCCAGAAAGTATGTTATAGATGATCAATCTATGGATGAACTCACGATTATCATGCGTACTATGTATCTTCAGTATGCACAGAATCTCCCGTATGATATTGCCGGTCAGGTCTTGGATTTAAATGAAAAAGTACTGAATTGGTCTGTACCTCATATCTTATCCGCCGTGGATCACTATAACTATTATTTGAACGATATCAGTCACATGCCGGTACCTCTGGCTAGATCAGTCAGTTTGAGCTCTGCCGGTACTAAGTCTCTGCCTTTGAACCCGTTCGTCTGAATAGTCTATTAGTCAGACTTCTTCAACTTGATAAGCTTCTTCTCCTTTCGCAAGGGTACACCTGTACGTGCAGCCTCGCGAGTATCCCGGAGGGCAGACCATGACATCTCAAAGACATCCAGGTCATTTGCCCAAAGCGTCTGAACCGTAGTCGCCCGTAGGGTTTCCAGGGCTGCCTTGGCAAGCTCCACGTGCTTCCTGGCATCCTCAACTGCACTAGCCTTGACGCGATCCATACGCATCCTCAGCAAGTACTCATAGGAATCCACCGAGTCTGGCTTCTCCATGCAGTCCAGCGCCGGTAGGCTATGAGCCTTCATCGCCTCAACGATGGCCTCATCGGATTTGCGCCGTAGGTCAATGCGGTCCTCCAGTACGGCGAGGAGAAAGCGCGCCTTGGCATCATACTCTACGAGCTCATGCTCGAGACGCTTCATCTCTAGCTCCTTCCTGGTCTCATAGCCCTTGAGCCTGACCTGGTAGTAGTCCTCCATCATATCACCCACTGTGCCGTACCGCTTGATCTTCATCTCCGGACTGAAGCAGACCATATTTGTGGTATGCCACGTCGTAGTGAGCTGCAGCATCTTCTCAGCTGCCGGTGCATCAGTGCGCATATCAAAGTAAGTGTCCTGATTGAAGTAAAGGACAAACTTGACCTCAGTGTCATTGTACAGATCATCAAATGACTCTAGTACTGGCTTGATGTCCTTCTCCTTGTCACTCACACGCGTGTTAGTACAGAGTGTGTCCAGATAGGTCTTGTAGTCCTTAGTCCAGGTGCCAACAGGCAACTCTGATACAGTAATAGTGTACTTGGTGTCATCCCAGACAGCCTTACCCTTAGTCTGCCATGTGGTCTCAGTAGTCCGATTAACAGTACCATTGAACCCATACCACCACGGCTGAAGAGCCAGCCCTGCCAGCGTATCACGCCTCAGGGCTAGGCGATCACGCAGCAGCGACAGCACGTCACTGGGATTGTGAGGCGGGATATTTGTAGAGAAGCCAGTACCAATACCGAGAGCACCATTGATGACCAGGAGAGGCACCACGGGCTGATAATACTCAGGCTCAACGATCTCGCCGTCATCATCAATGCTCTTCAGGATACTAGAGTCCTCCTTCTTGAACATGGAGTCCACAATGGGCTCCAGCTGAGTGTGGATATACCTCGGCTGGGCTGCATCCTGACCACCCATCAGACGAGAGCCGAACTGGCCATTGGGGACCAGCAGATTGAGATTGTTACTGCCGACGAAATTCTGGGCCATGCCAGTGATCGTGGAATTCAAGGATGCCTCACCGTGGTGGTAGGCGGCATGCTCAGAGACATAGCCTGCAAGCTGGGCTACCTTGATCTCGGATCTCAGGCCACGCTTCAGACAGCAGTAGAGGATCTTACGCTGTGAAGGCTTGAGGCCGTCCATAACGTGAGGCAGAGAGCGCAGGTTATCAGCATTGCTGAAGTGGATGAGCTCGTCGTTGACGAAAAGGGAATAGGGAATCTTTCCACCCTTGGTAACTGCAAGAGTGCGCCTAGCATCATAGGTCTTAAGCCACTCCTTACGATCGTCTGCGCGCTTCTTTGAAAAGGCGAGGCAAAGAGAATCGTCGGACTTCTCATCCCACTCGTATTTCATGTCAAAGAGGTCCTTAAACCATTCGCGTGCCTCCTGAGGTGTAGATGTACCCAGCCCCTTGTAGTACTTGACTGTCCAGCCTGCAGTGCTATGGCTGTCACGCCACGTCTCAAACTCGCCCTGACTGTAGAATGACTTGGTGTCGCCGCGCTTGGTCATCTTGAGCAGAGGAGTTGCCAGGCAGCAGAGGAAGCCCATGTTCAGCAGGGCGGGCCAAAACGTGTGAAAGAAGTTCATAAGTAAGCCCTTGATATGGGATCCATCATGATCCTGATCAGTCATGATCATAATACGTGCATACCTGAGAGACTTGGTGTCCTTGTAGACCTTACCCTGCTCCAGGCCGAGGATCTTCTTGATAGAAGTGAGCTCCTCATTCTTGTTGAACTTCTCCTGGCTGATGTCCTTCACGTTTAGCATCTTACCACGGAGGGGGAAGACACCCCAGCGCTCACGACCCACGACAGCCAGGCCTGCAATAGCGGAAGCTGCAGCTGAATCTCCCTCAGTGAGGATGAGCGTGCACTCCTGGGACTTGGCAGTGCCCGCCCACAAGGCATCCTCCAGCTTAGGCATACCACGAAGGGTCTTTTTCTTAGACCCGTCAGTCTTCTTGGCATCCTTTGCTGCCTTGGCATCTAGGATTGACTGCGCCTCCTCGAGAAGACCAATCTTCACAAGAAGGTCTGCAAGCTTGTCTGACTTGAAGGCAGATCCGAACTTGGCCGCAGGGGTGGTCAGAGTCTCCTTGGTCTGTGAATCAAAGGAAGGGTTTACGATGGTTGCGTTGATGAAGAAGACAACTGAGTCCTTCAGCTGAGCAGGCTTGATGTCAATCTTCTTCTTCTTAGCTAGCTCAGTGAAGGATCCTAGTACGGTCTTCAGTACAGCCTCCACGTGCTTACCGCCCTTGCGAGTGTTGATGCCATTGACGAAGGAGATATGGCGGTCATCAGGAGAATCATCCTCGGCAAAGAGATTCTTGGCTAGTACCGCACCGACCTCCCAGCGCTCACCACAGCGCTCATAGGCGTGTGAGGTGCCATCCTTGATAAACAAGCTAATGAACTTCTCAAAGGTGTTGGTTGGCACCAGGGTACCATTCCACGTGACCTTAACCTCCTTGCCGGCCATGGCGGCCAGCTCAATTGCCCTTGTATGGAGAACAGTGAGCATCTGATCTAGGTCAAGGCCAGGGAACCGCGTGAGGTCAGGCTCGTAGGTGATCTTGACGAATCCCTTAGCTGCCTTGTCACTGACAATGGAAGGCTTACCTGCAACGGACATGTGGTCCTGCCACACCTGAGTGTAGCGCTGAGCAGATGCAGGTGTGCGTGTAGTGAGAGTGAACTTGTTGCTGAAGATATTAGTCAGCTTTGCGCCATAACCATTCTTACCGCCGACAATCTTCTCCTCGGACTTATCGTAGTTTCCACTAGTGAGCAGATGACCAAAGATCAGCTCGGGTGCATAGACCTTGTGCTCCTTGTGCAGCTCAATAGGGATACCGTCGCCGTCATTCTCCACATCAATGGTGATCTTGTCACTGCTATCACTG